TTGAGTTATGGCTATTTCACGCTCCCAACTCGTCAAAGAACTTGAGCCGGGCCTGAACGCTCTATTCGGTATGGAATATGACCGCTATGAGAATCAGCATGCAGAAATCTTCGATACGGAAACATCAGACCGTGCATTCGAAGAGGAGGTCATGCTGGTCGGATTTGGGAATGCTCCCACAAAATCTGAAGGTTCTGGCGTTGAGTTCGACAATGCAAATGAAGCATACACTGCTCGTTATACACACGAAACAGTGGCGCTTGCATTCGCATTGACTGAAGAAGCAATCGAAGACAACCTGTATGATCGTCTTGGTGCGCGTTACACGAAGGCGCTTGCGCGTTCTATGGCTCACACTAAGCAGGTCAAAGCGGCTGCTGTTCTTAACAATGCGTTTGACAGCAACTTTGCAGGTGGCGATGGTAAAGAACTTTGTGCGACTGATCACCCTCTCGCGGGTGGTGGTACATTCCGCAACGAGCCGTCAACAGCAGCAGACTTGAACGAAACTTCGCTTGAGAATGCTTTGATTGACATCTCTACCTTCGTTGATGAACGCAACATGATCATTGCTCTACGTGGCACCAAGTTGATCATTCCACCACAACTGCAATTCGTTGCAGATCGCTTGTTGGAATCTACTCTTCGTGTTGGCACAGCAGACAATGATGTGAACGCGATTCGCAACATGGGTATGCTTCCAGAGGGTTACACTGTTAACCACTTCTTGACAGACCCAGATGCGTTCTTCATCAAAACTGATGCGCCTAATGGATTTAAGCACTTTGAACGTTCTGCAATGAGAACGAACATGGAAGCTGACTTCGACACAGGCAACATGCGCTTTAAGGCTCGTGAACGCTATAGCTTCGGCTTTAGTGATCCACGCGCAGTATTCGGTTCCCCCGGAGCCTAAAGTGTGTTACAGTAAGGAGGACTGATGGTTTTTCATTAGTTCTCCTCCCTGTTTAACTTGGGGCAACTTCGGTTGCCCCTTTCTTTTTGTCTTAATTATGTTATTCTATTTTCATCCCTGACAGCTACACGGTGTAGCTGACACTAGCCACGACAGGAGATACACATGGCTACTACTACTTTTTCAGGTCCTATTAAGGCAGGGACCATTAGAGATACTACAGGAACTACTGTAGGCTCTGACAAGGCAAACGTTGGTTTTGTGAAGATGGCGCAAACAGCATCTTGGTCACAATCAACCACTGCTGCTGATACAGGAATTGTACTTCCTGCAAACAGCCAAGTCACTGAAATAACTATCTATATTACAACTGCATGTGATGCAGCTAATATCAGCATGGGTACAAGCTCAACTTCTACTGAACTATTTACTGCATTAGCAGCAGGTACTGCTGCAAACGTAATTATTCATGGTTCTGATGGAACAATTACAGATGCTGATACTTGGGTAGATATTGGAACTGCCGATCTTCCGATCTTTATAGACTTTTCCGCAGGAACGTCTGGTGCAGGATATGTTACAGTAGAGTACATCCAAGCTATTAACAACGCTTAATAGGGGGTTGATATGGCTGACGCAGTAACATCCCAAACACTTATCGACGGTGACAAAAAAGCTGTTATGAAATTCACTAATGTCTCTGATGGCACTGGTGAATCAGCAGTTGTTAAAGTTGATGTAAGTGCGTTAGCCGCCGATTCTCAAGGCCGCACCTGTACTGGTGTGGTTATTGAGCGTATTTGGTGGCAGTGTATTGGTATGAAAGTGCAAATCTTATGGGATGCAACTTCTGACCAATTTTGTATTGAGCTAGGTGAAAATCAAAGCGGTAATCATGATTATACTGTTTTTGGAGGTCTGACAAATAACGCAGGCTCTGGAAAAACAGGTGATGTCGCCTTCACAACTATAGGTCATACAAGCGCGGATACTTACACGATTATTCTTTATATGAGAAAAGAGTATGGCTAAACGCTCTGATAAAATGCCAAAGCGTAACAAGAAAAATTTCCGCCCCACAAAAAAAGGGGCGGGAATGACAGAAGCTGGTGTAAAAGCATATCGTCGCAAAAACCCCGGTTCTAAATTAAAAACTGCTGTTACAGGAAAAGTAAAACCCGGTAGCAAAGATGCAAAAAGGCGTAAGTCTTTCTGTGCGCGTTCTGCTGGACAAATGAAAAAGTTTCCAAAGGCTGCAAAAGATCCAAATTCACGTTTGAGACAGGCAAGAAAGCGTTGGAAATGTTAAATAAACAAATCACTTTGGCTTTAATTACAACTGTTTTAGGTGTTGTAGGCGCTATAAGCTACAGTTGGGCAAGCTGGACAACGCAAACTCTCATTGCAGTTGATAAACGCACGGAAGTTATGGCAGCTCAAATAGAGTTTATAAAGCTAGAAATGGAGAAAACATATGGCAATCTCACGAGGTCAAATGTCCAAACAAGTATCCAAATCCCCGCAGAAAAATAAAATACCAAAAGGTTTAACATATTATCGAAAAGGCGGCGCGGCTTCCAGAAGGTCTAAAGGCAGCAAAATATGTGCGGCTGGTAAGGCATGGGCAAAAAGAACTTTTGATACTTATCCTTCAGCTTATGCTAATATGGCCGCATCAAAATATTGCAAAGACCCTAACTACGCCAAAGGTGCAAAGGGCAAAAAGAAGAAGAAGAGATAATGGGTGCGCTTAAAGACTGGGTAAAGCAAGATTGGGTTCGCATCGGTACTGATGGGAAGATAAAAGGTAAATGCGGTACTTCTAAAGATAAGAAGAACCCAGATAGATGCTTGCCGCGCAGTAAAGCCCAAAGTTTATCTAAAAAAGAACGTGCCTCTACAGCTAAAAAGAAAAAACGTGCAGGAGCAAAGGGAAAAACTGTTGTTTCTAACACTAAAAAAGCAAAAGTTCGCAACCTGAACTTAGGTGGAGTTGTAGAAACAAAATCAAAACGTAAGTTCAGTGGCAAAAATATACCCGGCACTGCTGTTGCCAGAGGATGTGGTCAAGTAATGTCTAATAGAAGAAAGCGCACAAAGGGTGCAGTTAGCCAATCATAAGGAGTTTCTCATGGCTATGAAAAAAAAGGGTTATCGTAACGGTGGCAAAGTAAAGAAAATGATGAAAGGCGGTGCTGCTGGTGGCATGAAAAAGCCCCGCATGATGAAAAAAGGTGGTGCAGCAGGCGGCAAAATGACAGTTGCACAACTTCGTGCCGCAGCGAAAAAGATGGGGTACAAAGTAACCAAAGCCTAATGCCCTATTTACATAGTAACATACCCTATTTTAAAGCATGGGTTCGCCGTGAATACACTCACAATCATGAGCAATATCACGGCGAATTTTTGCATGCTATGGTAATTGGCGTTACTACAATGCCAAATAGATGCCTTAGTTTTCAAGTAATCTTTACAGGTAGTGAAGCTGAAGACGAAGAAGAAGATACAATTCATGGAGGTGCAATGTGGGCGCGTATGCCTATAACAGCATTAGTAGCTGACATACCTCTTGAAGAATGGCCTGAACCTATGAACACATATGATGCGCAGCCTTGGGACTGTTCATCACATCATCACGCCGTGTATGTTATGGATAGAGCAACGCCTTGTCCTTGGATGGCGAAGATTGATGGTAATTTTTATCCTGCAAAATATTTGTTTACAGTGGATTATGCTGAATCTGAAATAGCTGATGATCCCGCTCAACATAAACAAAGTCATGTTTTACAGCTTTTAGATGCAGGTGAATGGACTGGAAACGTTGTTGCATTGCCCAATAATCGTGTGCGAGTTACGCATCCAGCTTGGTTTGAAGTGGGAGAGGGTGCGCCTGATTTTAAACCATCACAACATATTCACTATTCAAAATCCGATTTAGACTATACACTAGACGTAAATCGGATATTCGATAACCTGTATCATGAGGAAGAATAATGGCGGTATCAGGATCAACAGACTTTGAACTTGATGTAGCAGATTACATCGAAGAGGCTTTTGAGCGTTGTGGTTTGGAAGTCCGTACTGGTTATGATCTGAAAACTGCAAAAAGATCTATGAACTTGATGTTTGCAGATTGGGCTAATCGCGGCTTGAATCAATGGACGATTGAGCAAAGATCCTTTACGGTTACATCTAATGACGGTAATTATGATCTTGGCACTGACGTAATAGATATTCTTTCACTTGTTGTGCGCCGTGATGGAACTGATTTTGCTTTAGATCGTATCAGTCGTGATGAATATCTAAATATTCCTACAAAAACGACTCAGGGGCGTCCAACTCAGTTTTTTGTGGATCGTCAAATCACGCCTGTTTTAAAAATGTGGCCTTTGCCAGATAACAGCACAGATGTTGTTTTGTATGACGCTTTAACGAGACTTGACGATGCAGATACATACACCAACACTCTTGGTGTTCCGTTTCGTTTTTACCCCGCGCTTGCTGCGGGTTTGGCTTATTATATCAGCGTAAAACGTGCGCCAGACCGGATGCAAATGCTTAAATCTCTCTATGAAGAAGAGTTGAATCGTGCAATGGATGAAGATCGTGATCGTGCGTCTTTCCGTGTTGCGCCTGACTTGAGGAACTATCGCTATGTCTAAGTATGCCACTGGTAAGTGGGCATATGGTATTTCTGACCGATCAGGTTTTCGCTACCGATTGCATGACATGCGAAAGGAGTGGAATGGTCTTTTAGTGGGCAAAGACGAGTGGGAAGCGAAGCATCCCCAATTAGAACCTCTTAGAGCACGTCCAGATGCACAGGCATTGCGAAATCCTCGTCCCGATCAAAAGGCTGGCGCAGTTTTTGTGAGCGTGGGTGACAATATATTTCCTGCCCCACAAAATAAAACAAACACTATTGGTTATGTGGGCCAAGTTACAGTGGTGATCTCATGAGTTTTACATACGATGAACTAAAAACTGCAATTCAAGACTACACTGAGAACACAGAGACAACCTTTGTGAATAACATTAATATTTTTATAAAAAATACAGAGGAGCGTATTTTAAAAATTGCTCAGTTGGATGTGTTTCGAAAAAATCAAAGTGGGAGTATGACATCTGGCAACAAATATCTTGCTTTGCCAAGTGATTTTCTTGCGCCGTTTAGTCTGTCTTTTATCAATGGCAGCAGCAAAGAATTTGTTTTGTTTAAAGACGTAAACTTTGTGCAGTCCTTTAATCCAAACAGTTCAACAACTGGCGCTCCTAGATATTATGCGCAATTTGATGTAGATAACTTAATTTTAGGACCCACTCCCGATTCTAATTATGTTGCAGAGCTTCATTATTTTTATCGACCAGCATCACTGACGGCTGGCGCGGGGAGTGGGACAACATGGTTGAGCACAAATGCATCAGTGGCTTTATTGTATGGATCTCTTATTGAGGCATATACTTTTATGAAAGGCGAAGGTGATTTAATACAAAATTACACACAACGCTTTACAGAAGCCTTATCTCGTGTGAAAAACTTTGGTGAATCACAAGAAGTTACTGATGCGTATCGCACAGGTCTTATTATTAGGGAGAAAACATGATACCTGCTCTAGACATAGGTTTGCCAGAAGATTTTGGTGTTCAAGTCCACACATCTCAAAATAGGGGCTTTACGCCTGAAGAAATTGCAGAGCGTTGTGCTAATAAAATAGTTAATGTTTCGGATACGGCACACCCTGCAATTCGTGATCAAGCGCGTGTATTTGAGCGTCAGATTACAAAAGTCGTCGAGTTTTATTTACGAGAGGCTATCAAAAGTGACCGAACTACGGTATATAATGCACTTACAGATGCGGGGCATCCAAACCTCGCCGAACTTATAAGGAGACTGTGATATGGCCTTTACTGGCAATTTTATGTGCACGAGCTTTAAGAAAGAGCTTCTTGAGGGCGTTCACAACTTTAAAAACTCTGGTGGCAGCACTTTTAATCTTGCCATGTACACAAATAGCGCATCGTTTACCGCCGCGACTACTGCGTATACAGCTACAAACGAAGTGTCTGGGACAGGATATACAGCAAAAGGTGCTTCTCTTACTCGTGTTGATCCAAGCACAAGTGGCACAACAGCGTTGACCGACTTTGCTGATTTGACTTTTAGCACAGCAACAGTTACGGCTCGTGGTGCGTTGATTTTTAATGACAGTGCGTCAGGTGATCCC